TGCGCTATGGGGTGCGGCTGCGCTCGCGCAGTTTGGGTTGGTCCCGCCCGCCTGTGGTGAGCGAGGCCCTGATCAAGCGGCTGCAGACCTACGACTTCCCGGGCAATGTGCGCGAGCTGCTGCGGCTGGTGTAAGTGGTGCTGGGGGTAATAATTCTTTAGGCACAGGCGGGGGTGCGTCAAGAACTGGTGCTGGCGCTGGTGTAAGTGGAACAAATGGTGGGGGTGGATCGGGATCTGTTCAAACTAGTAATGCTGCTGGTATAGGCAGTGCAGGCATTGACATAATACCTGCCTTGAGTCTTGGATCTGGTGGTGGATCTGGCGGTGGCACAGGAGGCGTCCAAGCATCTGGTACTTCTGGTTATGGATCTGGTGGCGGTGGCAATGGAACTACTGTAGCTGGAGGTACCGTTGCAGGCAATGGAACTGCTAGAGCTGGCGCTATTGTATTATTATGGGGTCAAGCAGCATTGTCAACAGGCAACTTCTTCATGTTGTTTTAAAGAGCATAAATAATTTTACATTAAATCTAAACTATATTATAATTATATCATAAACTGAGGAGTAATTATGTCAAGAGTGAAATTTCACACCGTTGACCAACCAGATTCAGACACCACAACCTTTGTACTATCTTGCAACAGACTCGACGTCTTAGCCAAGACACTCCAATCATTCCATGATACACAAGACTATATTACCAAGATGGTAATAGTAGATGACTCAGCTGAGCCTGGTATATTTGAGAAGTTAGTCGAAGAGTATGGTGACTATTGTGATGTCATTTGTTTCCCACGTAATCGTTCACAATGGTGGGCCATGGACTTCATGGTATCCTATTGCGATTCAGAATACATCTTTTACCTTGAGGACGACTGGGAATTCGTTCAATCGGGTTATCTCAACAAATCAAAAGCAATCCTTAAAAAATACAGAGAAGTCGGCTGTGTCGATACTTCTTGGCGTACATTTGAATTCCAAGGTATAGACTCCTATCATAAAGAGCTTGTTGATGATATGTTCTATTGGAAAAAACCATGGAAGATTACTGATACTCATCTTGCTTGGCATGCATGGGTTGGATCACCCAACTTGCGTCGTAGAGACGACCTTATCATGTTAGGTCGAGTAGAAAAATGGCACAATGAATGGAACATTGATCGGAAGTTTACTGCATTAGGTTTTAAAGGTGTATATCTTAATGGAGAGTATTCAAGACACTTAGGTGACAAGTGCTCTAAGATGGAAGGTAAACGACCAGACGACTCTAAGACTCCATATGATTTCTATCCAAAAGAAGTTCTTAAAAACCGTAGAGCTCCTTATATCAACTATAGAGAGATGGATTGGATCTATGATTATCCAGCAGATGTAACACTAGTTACTATGGCTTTAGATATTAATCGAGGCGATCGTTCATTTGAACAACATTATATCAAAGGACTAGATTATTTACTTGCAGTTCGTAATCCACTGGTCGTTTATGCAGATCCTCAGTGGCATGACTATATAAGAAAACGTAGAAAAGAATTAAGTATTGCCACATCTAATAATAGGATTGAATTAAGAGGGTTAACTCTTGCTGACTTACAAGATAGGACACCATTTAAGAAGATCAAAGATGTTATAACAAGCGATGAATGGATTAATCAGTCTGGTTGGATCAAAGGATCTGCTTTAACTAATCCATATTATATACCATTAACTTTAATTAAGAATGAATTATTAGCACAAGTTGCCAATTCAAATCCTATGGGATCTAAACGATTCTATTGGATTGATTCTGGTATGTCGAGTAGTTTTGGAATTACTGAGCCTATTAAGACGTGGAACTTCTTATTCTTACCTAAAGATAAGTTTTTCTTAACTTCATATCCATATCAGACTAATTCTGAGATCCATGGATGTAATATAAATACAATGACAGATATAGTTGGTAAAAAACCAGAATATGTTTGTCGTGCAACATTATTTGGCGGATCTAAAGAACAGATCTCTGAATTTAATAATAAATACTCTAGTCTGATTAACCAATGTCTAGAAAAAGGTACTATTGGTACAGAAGAAGCAATATTTACTATGGTCGAAATGATGAATCCTGACCTTGTAAATCGTTATGCAATGCCAAATGGCGGAATACAAAATTATTTGAACACTATAAGGAATAGATGATGCGTTTTCATATCTTAGGTTTACCTCACACAGTATCAAGCAAAGAATATGTTGCTTGTGCTTACACTCAAAAAGTAGTTAAGTTTGCAAAGATGATGACTGATCGCGGTCATACAGTCATTCATTACGGTCATGAAGATTCTGATTTGCAATGCACAGAACATGTGCCAGTAACTACAAACAAAGATCTTGAGATTGCATATGGTTCACATGACTGGCGTAAAAACTTCTTCAAGTTTGATACTAATGATCATGCATACCGAGAATTCTATAAGAATGCTATTCGTGAAGTAGGTAAACGTAAACAAGCTAATGACTTCATCTTACCATTCTGGGGATCAGGTACTCGACCAGTATGTGATGCACATCCAGACTTAATCGTTGTTGAACCAGGTATCGGATACGCTGGTGGTCATTGGGCAAAATACAAGATATTTGAATCATATGCTATCATGCATGCATACTATGGCCTTGAGGCTGTTGGTATGTGTAAGAACAATTTCTATGATGTTGTTATCCCTAACTATTTTGATGTTGATGACTTCACATATGCTCCTGAAACTAAAGAAGACTATTGCCTATTCTTAGGCCGAGTCTATGAAGGTAAAGGTATTCACGTGGCTATTCAAGCTACTGAACGTGCTGGCATGAAACTTAAAGTTGCTGGTCAAAACAACCTTGAAGCATGTGGATACAAAGAGATACCCCCACATGTTGAGTTCATTGGGTATGCAGATGTAGAGAAACGCAGAGAACTCATGTCAAAGGCTAAAGTATCATTTGTTGCTTCAATGTACGTTGAGCCATTTGGTGGAGTACAGATCGAGAACCTATTCTCTGGTACACCTACTATTACAACTGATTGGGGTTCATTCACAGAAAATAATATCCACGGTGTTACAGGCTATCGTTGCCGTACTATGGAAGAGTTTGTATGGGCATTAAAGAACATCGATCGTATCAACCCACAAGATTGCCGTGATTGGGCATTAAGAAACTTTGCACTTGAAAAAGTAGCTGGTATGTATGAAGAATACTTCCAAGCGGTACTTAATATCCATGGCGGAGCTGGTTGGTATCAAGAGAATCCAGGCCGTAATAATATGGACTATGCTATTAAGCATTATCCAGGTCGTCCAGATCCTATTGATTACAATGTTGTAGATAATGAAGAACGACCAATGGCAAAGAGTATTGCCAAATGGGTAAAGGACAGTATTAAACCTAAAAATGTACTTGATATTGGATGCGGTCCAGGAACTTATGTTGAAGAATTAATAGCTGAAGGAGTTGATGCATTTGGTATTGATATTGATGATCGAGTAGAAGGTAAAGATTATCTTGCCAAAGAAAGCATCTTTGATACTAAACGAACTGCTGATACTGTTATGACATTTGAGGTATTAGAACATATTGATCCAGCTTACGCAGATCAAGAAGTAGATGCTCTATATAATGCTATTGAATCAGGTGGAACATTAATATTTACTGCAGCTCAACCTGGTCAAGGTGGTATTGGTCATATTAACTGCCGTAAGAAAGATTATTGGGGTAAGAAATTTGTTGCCAAAGGACTTATTTTTGATGAAGACTTAACAGCAGATATTACTAAAGCTCTTCTTGAAAATAGATATAAACAACAGAATTATATGGGTTGGTTTATTAATAACGTAATGGTGTTTAAGAAATCTTAAGGAGTATTAGATGGCAGATCAAAGCGATTTTCATCCAGGTCTAATTGCAAAGATAGAAGAAAAATTACCAGTTCTTCCTGAAGAATTATTATTAGGTCTATCTATTGGTGATAGACTAATAATGGCTCTTGAAGGTTGGCATATAATGCAAGGTATTATTCAAGACCAACAGAAAAAGATTGATGGAGCAGTAAAAGATCTTGAATATACATTGAATCTACTTAATGTGGCTGAATCAAATCTTGGTCGAGAACATGCTGAATTAAAAAATATTATTGGAATATGGTTACAATACTATAAAGATCTAACAAAGAAGATTCAGGATATTGAAAATAATGTATAATTCTTCATTAAAATACAAGATCATTTCATTTAATGAAACTACTGGTCAGATTATAGTTGAACCTGAAAATATGAGTCCGTTAGCGGTAGATTTGCCTATTGAAAATGGTAAGTATATAGAAGGACTACAATTAGATACTTATATTAGAGGAATTATTCCATCGAATGTTTCTAATAGAAAAGAAATTGTAGCTGGTGTTACCAATAAAGAATCAATAGCAGTTTTAGTAACTCAACATAAACCTTCTAGAGATGAAATTTTAGATATTATTAGACGTAGAAGAAACATATTACTCTATAATACTGATTGGACTCAAACAGTACCAGACTATCATATTAGCGATGAATTAAAAGAAGCTATGAGAGTTTATAGACAAGAATTAAGAGACGTGACTAAACAAGAAGATTTAGAAAATATAAAATGGCCTAAAAATCCTTATCCTGGTAATATTGAGAGAGTCTAATGGCATTTGCTAAATATGAAGTAAAAAAATCTGGTATACAATTCTATTCATGCAATCAAACAAATAGACTATTTGAGGCAGATGGAAGTCCATTAATAACTCGGTGGGGTAGTATTGAATCTGATAAAGGTTATGAAACTCAAAAGGGTGTTAGAAAAAAATCTAATTCACCATCGAATCTTAGAATTATTCTAGGGCATGCCTGTAACTATGATTGCAGTTACTGCATGCAAAAAGACATTGGTAATCCTAATGAGAGACCACAAAACAAATCTCTTGACACATTCATTAATACAATAAGTGATACATTAGATTTAAGTAATCTTCATCATGTTCAGTTGTGGGGAGGAGAACCATTTTTGTATTGGAACGATATGGTTGCATTAATGAAGTTCTTTGATAAGCCTGGAATGACATTTCTTATCTCTACTAATGGTTCAACATTTATGGATAAACATATTGAGTTCTTTAATACTCTTCAAGGAACTGTTAGATTAAGTATTAGTCATGATGGCCCTGCTCAAAAAGAACAGCGTGGAGAAGAGATATTTGATAAAGAACGAGTTCAAAGAGTTATTAAGAAGATTGATGAATCATATCCAAAGGTTGAGTATTTCTTTCATTCTGTTTTAACTAATAAAAACTTTGATATGTTTAAGATCAATGATTTCTTTGCTAATGTTATTAAAACATTAGATTTACATAATGCTCATATAAGTTGCAATATTGCTAGAACTTATCAGGAACATGTGGAAATAGACCATCATTATAGTTTTAGCGATGAGATGGTTATATCAGGAAAAAATCTTCAAAAATTTCAGAAGATGTTAAATAAATTTTATAAGTTACAAACAAATCAATATAAAGAACATATTGATAAGCTTCAAAAGAATGAAGATAGTTATTACGGTTGCAGAATGTCATTAATACCACATGATATGTTTTTTGGTAGTAGTTTAGGATCTAGTGTTTTAGGATATATTGATAAAACTGTTAAAGGAAAACCAATTATTCAATCCACAACATGTGGGGCAGATTCTGATCAGGTTATATCTATAGATCTTGAAGGTAATATAAGAACATGCCCTCATGCTTCAGGTGACAGACACTCTTATGGACATGTAAATCAGCTTAAAGGAATTAGAATATTAAGTTTGAACCTGTCACGCAAAAATGATCATTGTGAAAAATGTCCAAATTTAAAATTATGTAAAGGTAGTTGTCCGTTAGATCTACCGGATCAGTCATTTAATACAAATTGCGCTATAGAAAAGATTTGGTACCATGAGTTACAGAAAGCAGCATTTAGTCTGATGTTCAATGGAGAAGTAGAATTACTTACTGATCTATATAGCGGTGGAATCTCGGACATGAGACTTTTTTAACATATAAATAAAACATGAAATTTAAAATAGGGAGTAGTAAATGAAATTTAGGAAATTAGCTGTAGGTCTATCTATGATTTTTGCTTCTAATCTGCATGCAGAAGCTTTATATCTGGACTCTGTAACAGTTTCAGCAACAAGAGAAATTCAAAAGCTTTCTGAATCTCCAAACTCAATCACTCAAGTAACTGAAGAAGACTTCATTCAAAATAAACCTCAGATGCTATCTGAGATAGGTCGAAGAATGCCCGGAGTTTATTTCCAACCTACAGCAGGCCTATCAAATTTCACATCTATTCGTATGCCTAATGTTAATAGTCCAGTGTATCTCTATACTGAAGATGGTATACCTATCAGATCTGCTGGTTTCTATAATGCAGCAAATCAGATCGATTTAGATATTCCTCACTATTCAGGTTTAGATATCATCAAGGGACCAGCTTCTGCTCTATACGGATCTGAAGCAATTGGAGCTGTTTTAAACTTTAAGACTCGTCAATCTCCATCAAGCACTGAGTTTGATGTAACACAAGAAGCAGGTTCATTCGGTTGGAAACGATTCCTAGGAACTGGCGGTACAGGTGGTTCTGATTGGGGTATTAGAGCAAACGTAAATCTTACTAGTTTTGACGGATACAGGGACGACCATGGTGTAGATGCTAAAAACTTCTCAGTTCGTCTTGACAAAGGTTTAGGTAATGACGCAACATTAAAGACTTACATCGCTTATACTAAGATAGAACAAAATGGTTCATCTGGTATGGATAGAATTAATCAATATGACTATATCAATAATCCAAAAGTAAACTATGTTCCTATCGCTCGTAAGAATCAAGAAGCTTTAAGAATGCATGCTGCTTATGAACAAGAAATAGGTAAATCATTATTAAGTATTACTCCATACTTTAGATATAATAGTATCAATCAAATTCCAAATTTTGGTTCTTTAACATCTCTAATTAATAGTAAAGAACAAAACTATTCATTTGGCGTTCAATCTAAATTACGTCGTGATTTTGATACAATGAAGTCTAGAGTTATCGTTGGTTTAGATATCGACAGAAGTCCTGGTAAGTGGTATGAAGATGCTTTAACCACAACTTACAGAACTTTAGATTCTGGAGCAAAACAATACTATGCGTATACTGTTAATGCTAATCCTAACTATAACTATGATGTAGTTTATAGTAGTGTATCACCTTATGCTCAAACTGAATTTAATCCAATTAGTAAAATTCCACTTAGAATTACAGCAGGTGTAAGATATGATTGGATGCAATATCAATATGACAATAACCTATCAGTTAAAGATACTGGTTGTGCTAATACTAACGGTAACAAGTGCCGCCCAGGAGATCAGAATTTAAGTTGGGATAATGTAAGTACTAAGATCGGTGCTGTTTATGATGTTAATCAGAATCATAATGTGTATGCAAACTATGCTGAAGGATTTAGAGCACCAAAACATACAGATCTTTTCCAACAAGGTGGTAACGCATCATCAACTAATCTTAAACCTACTGAATCAGTTCAGAAAGAAGTTGGTATAAGAGGTAAGTTGTTTGACAGAGTAAACTATTCAACGGCTTTATTTACTATTGATCGTGAGAATGATACTCTTGCTTATAGAGGAGCTGATAATGCGGTAGTTACTTCAAGTAATGGTAAGACATCTCATAAAGGTATTGAGATCGGTCTTTCAACTAACATAACAGATACTTTCAGTGTTATTGGTAATTACTCATATACAAAACATAAGTATGAGGAATGGGTAGCTTCAGCAACATCAGGTTCTATTGATTACTCTGGTAAAAACTTTGAGCAAACACCAAAAGAACTAGCCAATTTAATCTTAGATTATAAACCACATTGGTTAAACGGTGGTAGAGCAGATCTAGAGTTTGTTCATGTTGGAGATATCTGGATGGACCAAGCTAATACTCAGTTAAACTCTGGATTTAATATCGTTAATTTAAGAGCAAATTACTTTGTTAATAAATCAATTGAAGTTCATACAAGAGTATTGAATCTAACAGATAAGAAATACTCTAATAATCCTACATATCTACCAGCTGGAAATGAGTTTACTCCTGCTGATCCTAGATCTGTATTTGTTGGTGTATCATATCACTTTAAATAATATTATAACTACTTGAATGGATATATTATGAATGAGTTTATATTAAATTTTCAAAACGTACTAACTCCCATGAATCTGCTAGTCTGCTTTATGGGAGCAGTATACGGTACTGCAATAGGTATATTACCTGGAATGTCTTCAGCTGCAGCACTTGCAGTTCTTCTACCATTTTTAATTACATCAGTTCCATTAGAACAAGCATTGCTATTCTGTGGTGTTGTCACATATGCAACTCAGTATGGAGGATCTACAGGGGCAATCTTATTTAATATGCCCGGAGAACCGCCAAGTGCTATCACAACTCTTGATGGACATCCGATGATATACAAAGGTAAAGCAAAAACTGCGATATTTACCGCGGCATTTGCATCCTTTATTGGTGGTTTAATAGCAACTGCATTTATTGTACTTACAGCGAGTACGATTATATCTGGTACTATTAAACTAACTCCTATTCAATTTTTATCATTCATATTCCTATCAGTAGGATTAATTGTATTAATGTCTGGTAAAGGTAACTATATTAGATCAGCATTAATGATTATGTTGGGATATCTAATAGGAGTATTAAGTAAGAATCCAGGTTTTGTTGATTTATTTCATTTAAGTGGAATGAAATATGATAATATTATTTTAATTATCATGACTATATGTGTATTCTCTTTAACAGACGTTGTACAATATTATATAAATCCTACTAAAGATTTAAACAAAGCAGATATTCCTCCAAACACAGAATCAGTTACTTTATCTGATGCAAAGAAAACTGTATTTCCTTCAATTAGAGGAGGTTTTTTAGGACTACTTCTTATTATTCCAGGATTAAGTTATGGCGTTCTTGCTGTTATAGCTTATAATATTGAAAAACTAATATCTAAAACAAAAGACTTATTTGGAACCGGGCATATCCCAGGAATAGCAGCACCTGAGGCTGTAAATAATTCAGGAGCTCAGACAGCATCGTTTACAACTCTTCTATTTGGTATACCGATGGGTCCTAATAGTACCATAATTATAGCTTTATTGACAGCAAAAGGTATTGAGCTATCTGGCGGTAACTTCCCAGTAGAGTACTCAGGTATATTTTGGACTATATTAGGAGCTACTGTAATAGCCAATATTATATTGCTTATATTAAACTGGCCACTTTCTTATGTATGGGTAAAATTACTGTATCTTAAAAGAAATATATTAAATGCTATTATTCTAGGTGTTTGTTCTCTCAGTCTAATATTTTCGTTAACGCATTTGATTCAGTATCTGATTGTTTTATCAATAGTATCTTTAGTATTACTGCTTAGAAAGCTTAATTTCAAAGTGATCTATATGTACATAGGATTCATTCTTTTCATACCTATCCAAACGTATTTGTCTAAGCTTTAACTATTATAAATAGATAATAGGATAAATTAGGAATTACTATGGCCGTTACTAGTAGAGCAACACTCACAGAATACGCTTTAAGAGCGCTTGGCGAGCCAGTAGTTGAAATTAACGTTGATGATTCTCAATTAGAGGAACGTATTGACGAAGCACTTGACTATTGGAATCAGTATCACTTTGATGGGGCAGAACGCATGTACCTCAAACAAAAGATATCTGCGTCAACAATAGCAATCACAACAGCTACTTCAGCAAACTTTCCAGTTGGCAGCAAGATTACAGGTAACACTTCAGGTGCTACTGCAACTGTATGTACTGAAATGGGCAGAGAAGCAAATTCTAGTATTATAGTAGTAAAAGATGTGACTACTACTGGCGATACTAATGCTCAACATGCATTTAATGCTACAACGGTGGCAACATTTATAGTTGGTGAGACAATCACGAGTGATGATGGTACTACTGCAGTTATTGCTGCAGGTGGAGTAACATTAGGTACATATGACCTTCGTTATATCCCATTACCAGATTACATCTATGGCGTAACCCGAGTTATTCCATTCATGGCAGCATCAAGCTCAAAGAACTTATTTGACTTACAATACCAATTAAGACTTAATGACTTATATGACTTGACTTCAACGTCAATCATTTATTATAAGACAGTTATGAGTCATATCTCACTACTTAACTTAGAACTAAATGGTTATCCTTTATATAGATTTAATCGTATGATGGGTAGATTGAGTTTAGACGTAAGTTGGAATACTGCATTTGTAATTGGTGACTTCATTATGATTGAATGTTACAGAGCTTTAGATCCAGCTGTATTCACAAAAGTATGGAATGAACCATGGTTCCGTAAGTATGTAACTGCATTATTCAAGCGCCAATGGGCAACAAACATCAAGAAATTCCAAGGAATCCAGCTACCAGGTGGTGTAACTATCGATGGGGACAAGTTATACCTAGAAGCTATCACAGAAATTAAAGAATTAGAAAATGAGATGTTGAACAAATCAGCACCTCTTGAATTCTTCCTAGGATAATATGGCAAGAAGCGTTTACTTTACTAACGGAGTTAGATCCGAGCAACTTACCTATGAGGATATCATAGTTGAGTCAATTGGTATCTACGGTCAAGATTTCTATTATATACCTAGAACATTAGTAGGTAAAGATGAGATCTTAGGTGAAGATCGTTTATCACAATTCAAATCAGCTTATGGTATCGAGATGTATCTTGAGAGTCATGATGGATTTGAAGGTCAAGGCGCATTCATTCAAAAATTTGGTTTAATGATGGAACAATCAGCTACTCTTACTGTAGCTAGAAGAAAATGGGAACAACTTGTTGGACAACATGGTAAATCTATTTTACCTAATCGACCAGCCGAAGGAGATCTCTTATATTTTCCGTTAACTGGCGGTTTATTTGAAATTAAATTTGTCAAACATCAAGATCCATTCTATCAAGTTGGTAAACTATTTGTTTATAAATTACAAGTTGAACTCTTCCAATATGCATCTGAAAAGATCGATACTGGAATTGCATCAATTGATGTATTTGAAACTCTCAAATCGTTTGATGATGCAATAGTTCCTAATGGCACCGTGACTGAGATTAAAATTACAAACAAAGGGGCTGGTTATGCCACTGCCCCTACAGTTGTATTAGGCGAAAATTGGGTTGCTACTACAGCAATTGCAGTTGGAGATCAAGTATGTTTTGGCGGTAGAAGATATATTTGTACTATTGCTGGAACTACATCAAGCACTGGTCCTACTCATATATCATCTGTTTCTACTAATGGAACGGCCTCATTACAATTCTTTGGCTATAGAGCTACGGCAACTGCATACTTAGGTAATGGATTAACTGCCAATGAGGTAGTTAAAATATCAGTTACTGCTGCTGGATCAGGTTATACAAAAGCTCCTATTGTTTATTTAAGTGGTGGTGGCGGTTCAAACGCTGCTGCAACTGCTATTATTGCAAACACAGATACTCCTGATTCATATGGAGATAATAATAAATTTAAAGAAGAAGCTGAAGGAATTGTCTTTCACGAAGATAATCCATTTGGTGAATTATCTACTTATCACAGGACTCCATAATGTTAAACGGTCAAACCTATTATCATGGAGCTATAAGAAAAACGATTGTTGCATTTGGTCGTTTATTCTCTGATATTAAGATTGCTCGACAAGGTACTGACGGAGCAGTTGCTCAAACAGTTTCAGTTCCACTTGCTTATGCGCCAAAAGAAAAATGGTTAGTTCGTATTGATTCTGATCCTAATCTAACAAATAATACATATACAACATTACCAAGATTATCATTTGAAATTGTTGGCTATTCATATGATGCTGAAAGAAAAGCTAATAAGATGCAGAAGATTGTCTGTAAGGATACCACATCAACTGGTAATCCTACTGCCAGATCAGTATTCTCTCCAGCTCCATACAATATTAGTATGAATCTGTATGTGTTAACTAAAACACAAGAAGATGCAATGCAAATTGTTGAGCAAATTCTACCTATATTTAATCCACAATATACCTTATCTATTAATGCTTTACCAGATTTAGAAATTGTTCAAGATGTTCCAGTGATACTTAATAGTGTCACAGTTGAAGATAACTATGATGGAGCATTTACTGAAAGACGATTTGTAGTTCATACCCTTAACTTTACATTGAAGACAAATATATTTGGTCCAGTATCAGAAAATGGAGTTATCCTTACTTCAATGGCTAATCTATCGGATCCTGGTAGAAAATATACTGCTGTAGGAACATCTCCAACAGCTCCAGTTACTGAAAACTGGGAAGCTCAGTTTTAATCATGTCAAAAGTATATAATGCAAATCAACAGTTAAAAGCAGCAGGAGTAAAAATCCCGTTTACTGAAGAACAAGTAACGGAATGGATGAAGTGTAAAGAAGATCCAATTTACTTCATTAATAACTATTGTAAAATTATATCTCTAGATCATGGTCTTGTACCATTTAAACTTTATGAGTGTCAACGTGAAAAGGTAAAGATAATACATGAAAACAGAAAAGTTATCCTTATGGAAGGTCGTCAACAAGGTAAGACGACTACTAGCGCAGCCTATATCTTATGGTATACGCTATTTCAAGATTCGAAAACAGTCGCGATCTTGGCTAACAAAGCAACCGCCGCCCGTGAGGTCTTATACAGGTATCAATTGATGTATGAGAATCTTCCATTATGGTTACAGCAAGGTGTAACAACATGGAACAAGGGTGATATAGAACTAGAGAATAATAGTAAAGTATTTACAGCAGCAACTACATCTTCTGGTATCCGCGGTAAATCAGTCAATATGTTATATGTTGATGAAACTGCGATCATTCCAAATAATGTGGCAGAAGACTTCTTCACCTCAGTTTATCCTACGATTTCTGCCGGTGAAACAACAAAGATCTTACTATCATCGACTCCATTAGGTTATAATCACTTCTGGAAGTTTTGGAATGATGCTGAAAACAAAAGAAATGACTTTGTGCCTTTATTCATACCATATAGTAGAATACCTGGTAGAGATGAAAAATGGGCTGAAGAACAGAAAAGGCAACTTGGAGAACTTAAGTTTAATCAAGAGGTTCTTTGTACATTCTTAGGTTCTAGTTTAACTTTAATTAGAGCTGATGTTATTGGTAGAATGTCTCCTGATAGAATCATATATAGTAAAGATGGTCTTGATGTATATGAAACACCGCAAAAAGCTCATAATTATGTATTAGTTGCTGATACCTCAGATGGGGTTGGTCAAGATTATTCATCATTTGTTATAATTGATATTACTGAAATGCCATATAAACAGGTTGCCAAGTATAGGAATAATACTATAAGTCCTATGCTATATCCAACAGTCATTCATAAGATAGCAACAGAATATAATAAAGCATACGTTTTAATTGAAATCAATAAGATTGAGCAAGTAGCTTATATCTTATACTCTGAAATGGAATACGATAATATACTATTTGTCAATAGAGGTTCACAAGGACAAGTAGTTTCAGGTGGCTTTGGAGGAGGTAAATCTCATCTAGGAGTCTATACTGATAAGAAAGTAAAAAGAATTGGTTGTAATAATTTCAAATCAATGATAGAAGAGAATAAGCTTCTAATAAGAGATGCTGATACCATTGCTGAGATTTCAACCTTTATCGAAAACAAAGGTTCATATGCTGCCGATGAAGGATATCATGATGATTTAGTGATGCCATTAGTACTATTTAGCTGGTTAACTACTAACCCATACTTTAAAGAGCTTAATGATGTTAATATACGAGAATTAATGTATGAGCATCAAATGAAGGCTATTGAAGATGAGTTAACCCCATTTGGGTTCGTTGATGACGGTAGACATTCTGATGCTGAAGACGTTCTATTGAATTTTTAGAAAGTATAAATAAAAGTATAGAGGTGACTCTAGCTATATTATAAAAATCATAATTTAAGGAGAATCAAAAAAATGCCGTTCCAATTATCTCCAGGAGTTGCGGTAGTCGAGAAAGACTTTTCAGCGTTAGTTCCAGCAGTATCAAGTTCTGCAGGCGCTTTTGCTGGTGTATTTGCATGGGGTCCCGTTTTAGATCCTGTTACAATTTCATCTGAAGCTGTGTTAGTACAACGATTTGGTAAACCAGACGATTCAACAGCACAATCATTTTTCACTGCAGCAAACTTCCTTTCATATACAAATAATCTATTAACTGTTCGTGTAAATACAGCTGGTAATAGAAATTCAGTTGTTACACAAACTGGTTCAGTTACTAGTTTTACATCTTTAGTTGGCGGTGACTCATACGCGTCTGCTCCTAGTGTTACTATTGCTGCACCAAACGTTACTGGTGGAGTACAAGCAACTGCTCATGCAGTTTTAACTAGTGGTTCAGTTACATCTATTGTTATTGATGAACCAGGTACAGGTTATACATCTGCTCCTACAGTAACTATTGCTACTGGCCCAGGTACAGATGCTACAGCTACAGCGGTTATTACAACTGGCGGCGTTAAAATCAATAACTTTGATTCATATACTAGTTCTTATGCTACTGGTCAAGGTGTAGTTGGTGAATGGGCTGCTAAATACCCAGGCGCATTAGGTAACTCATTAAAAGTTTCTATGGCTGATTCACAAACATATACAGGTTGGGCTTATGAGACTGAATTTGATTCAGTTCCTGGCACATCTGCTTATGCAGCAAGTGTTAATGGTTCAAATGACGAATTACATGTAGTTGTTGTTGACGAAGATGGTTTATGGTCAGGTACTCCAGGTACAGTGTTGGAAAAATTTGCTTTTGTTTCTAAAGCTTCTGATGCTAAAAAATCTGATGGTACAAATAACTATTATAAAGATGTAGTTAATGGTCAATCTAAATATATTTGGTGGATGGATCATACCACAACAGTTGCTACATCAGTTGCTGGTACAGGTACTTCTGGTCAAGCATGGGGTTTAACTGCTGCACGAGGATTTAAAGATCTTTCAGCTGTAGTTACAAAATCATTATCAGGCGGTGTTGATGATTTCTCAGCAACAGATGGTAACTTAATGGATGGTTTTGCATTATTTGCTAATGCTGAACTTTATGATGTATCATTAATTCCTTTAGGTAAAGCTTCATCTACAGTAGCTGAATACGTTATTAATAACGTAGCAGAAGTAAGATTAGATTGTGTAGCATTTATTTCTCCAGAAGATGATGCAACTGGCGATATTGTTATTGGTTCTGCTTCTCAAAATATTGGTTCTTTAGTTGCTTATAGAAATGCATTGCCAAGTACATCTTATGCTGTATTAGATTCAGGTTACAAATATCAGTATGACCGTTATAACGACAAATACAGATGGGTACCATTAAATGGTGACGTTGCTGGTCTTTGCGCTCGTACAGACTATACAAACGATCCATGGTGGAGTCCAGGCGGTTTAAATCGTGGTCAAGTTAAGAATGTTGTTAAGCTTGCTGTTAATCCAGGCAAAACTGAAAGAGATACATTATACAAAGCAGGTGTTAACCCAGTTGTTAATTTCCCTGGCCAAGGTACAGTTCTCTTTGGTGATAAGACGCTTCTTGCTAAACCAAGTGCATTTGATCGTATCAACGTACGTCGTTTATTCATCGTGCTTGAAAAAGCTATTGCTACAGCGGCTAAATATCAATTATTTGAATTCAACGACAGTTTCACAAGAGCTCAGTTTACTAACTTAGTAACTCCGTTCTTAAGAGATGTTCAAGGTCGACGTGGTTTAACAGACTTCCGTGTTAATTGTGATGATACAAACAACACAGGCGAAGTTATTGACCGCAATGAATTTGTTGCCGATATCTATATTAAACCTAATCGTTCTATCAACTACATTACATTGAATTTTATTGCAGCTCGTAGCTCAGTATCATTTGATGAAATTGGTGGATAGCATATAAATAATAAAGAGGAAAAATAAAGGATAAAATATGGCAAATATTAGCGATTTTAAAGCCCAACTGATCGGTGGCGGAGCACGTCCTAATCAGTTTCAAGTTGAATTAACATTCCCTGCATATGTTACAGGCGGTCCAGCTGTTGGATTACAATCTCAATTCTTATGTAAAGCTGCTCAATTACCAGCTTCTAACGTAGAGAATATGGGTATCCAATATCGTGGTCGTCAAGTAAACTTTGCTGGCGAAAGATCATTCCAACCATGGACAGTTTCTATCTATAATGATACAACATTTGCAATTAGAAATGCTATGGAAGTATGGTCTGACGGTATTCAAAATCATAGTCAAACTAATGGTAGAACAAATCCACGTGATTACCAAGTTGATTTACGCGTTCATCAATTAGATCGTAACGGTGCTATCGTTAAGAGCTATAAATTCCATGACGCTTATCCAACAACTATTGGTCCTATTGCAGTTGACTACGAAAATGCTAACCAAATGGAATTATTTGACGTTGAATTTACATACAACTATTGGACATCTTCTACATCTACCCAAGGTTCTAACTTTGGTGTAAGCGTAGCAGTTAATACTCCAGTAGGTACATTCCCAATACCAGTTTAATCTGGTAGTTGGGTTTAATATTATAAGGGTTATATTATGGAAATTTTTGGTTTCGAGATAGCAAGAAAGAAGAATCAGACACAGCGGAGGCAGGGAACTGAGGTAGTAACACCTGCTTCTGATGATGGTTCAACAGTAATATCTACACTTGGAGCTGCCGCTGCCTACTACGGTATGACAGTAGACCTTGAAGGTGTTATTAAGAATGAAAATGATTTAATTAGACGATATAGAGAAGTATCTCAATATGGTGATTGCGATAATGCTGTTGAGGATATCATCAATGAAGCTATTGTTGCAAATAATGACGAGCAGCCGGTTGAAGTTGTATTAGATGATATTAAGTTATCTAGTTCAATTAAAGATAAGATTACTGAAGAGTTTAAGGAAATCCTTAAGCTTTACAAGTTTAATCATAGAGGACATGATATCTTCCGTTCATGGTATGTGGATGGTAGATTATATTATCATATCCTAATTGATAATGAAAATATTAAGAATGGTATTCAAGAACTACGTTATATTGATCCACGTAAGATCAGACGTATTAAGAATATCAAAAAGGGCAAGAACGATAAAGGTATTGAAGTTGTTACCAATATAGAAGAATTCTATCTATATAACGATAAAGGTATCAATGAGAATACAAGTCAAGGTGTTAAGCTTTCTCTTGACTCAGTTATCTATGCTCCATCTGGATTAATTGATGCAAACTCTAACTCAATGTTAGGTTACTTGCATAAAGCAATTAAACCAGTCAATCAGTTAAAGATGATCGAAGATGCTTTAGTTATCTATAGAGTATCAAGAGCACCTGAACGAAGAATTTTTTACATTGATGTAGGTAATTTGCCTAAGCTTAAAGCTGAGCAATACGTTAATGATATCATGAACAAGTATAGAAATAAGGTTGTCTATGATGCCAATACTGGCGAAATACGAGATGACCGTAAACATCTATCAATGATGGAAGATTTTTGGATGCCACGAAGAGAAGGTGGCAAGGGTACAGAGATTACAACCCTTTCAGGCGGTCAGACTTTAGGTCAAATCGAAGATATCCAATATTTCCAAAATAAATTGTATCAATGCTTGAACGTTCCAGTCTCAAGAATGAGACCAGATCAAAGTTTTAGTCTTGGTAAAACTAATGAGATTACTCGTGATGAAGTTAAGTTTAATAAGTTTATTGAACGCCTTCGTCGTAAATTCTCAGCGCTATTTGCTGAGGCTTTAAGAGTCCAGTTAATTGCTAAACAAATTATTCGTCCTGATGAATGGGATGCTATTGCACAAGATTTAAGATTTGACTTCCAAGAAGATAACCACTTTGCGGAATTAAAAGAATCTGAAGTGCTTGCACAAAGATTAGATACATTACAAAGAATACAACCATATGTAGGAGTATACTACAGTATGGAGTATATAAAGAGATTTGTTCTTAAACAATCTGAAGAAGATATTAAAGAGATTGAAAAGAATATTAAGCAAGAACAAGCAGAGATACAAGCGGCTCAGCAAATATTAGGTATATTGCCTATGCCTACTGAACCAGTACCTGCTGATACAGTACAACCTAAAGGAGAAAGTAAATGACTCAAGGCGTAAATGATTTAATCAATGCTATCGTTGAAGGCGATGCAACAAAGATTGACGCAGCTTTTAATTCAGAAATGGCAATACGTATTTCTGATAAACTAGAAGATATGAGAGTATCTGTTGGTCAATCAATGTTTGCTACTGAACAAGTAGAAGAGCAAACTGAAGAAGTTGCTGAAGAACAAACTGAAGAAACTACAGAAGAAATTGCTGTAGAAGAAACAGTAGAGGCACAAGCTGAATAATGTTTAATCCACTTAGCAATATGAATGTATCAACTCTTGGCTTAGATGCTGATTTATTAGAAGCAGTTAAGAAGATTAAAGAGAATGACCCGTATAATCCTTCTGGATCAGGTCCGGCTCGTTTACCTTCTGAACCTTCTGCATCAGGCCAAAAAATGAATATTGCTGATGATAAAAAACATGGTAAAGGTTGTACATGTAATGAGTGTTCTATGACTCCTGGATATGTTAAAACAAATCGTACTTACGAAGAAAAGAAATAATGTATTATAACCAGTTTATCCGATCATTGACTGGTAGCAATGCTATTAATCATATTAGATCCTTTGGTCATCTCATTGAGAAGACTGAAGATGGTATTCTTATTGACGGAGAAACAACAAGTTTTAAAGAATTAGAGGAAGCAAGACAACACATTAAGACACAATACGATACAAAAACTTTAGAAGAACAAATTAAGACAGAACTATACGACGAGATATCAGATAATAAGATAGCAAATATAATTAAAGAACATCACGATATAAGAGTTACAGATACTTTAATAGAGTCATATATAGAACTTGCTTCCTCTAAACTTTTTACTGTAGATCCTGTTGTACAAGAAATTAGAAGCCTCAATAAATTTGATAAACTTATTGAAGGCAAAATCGATTATAAACTAGAAGATGGTACTATAATCGCAATTAATGAAGATACACAAAACAAATTAAAAGATTTATTTAGCAATCAACAAGAAATCATTGAGCACATGAGACAAAGTAAAGATAACTTTATCAGTGTACTCAAACAAATCGGAGATTAAAGATGGCCTTAGCAGTTTATATCGTAAAGAATACAAATAAAGAGACTGTAATTTCATGTAGTGGAGCAAATGATACCGTATCATTAGCAATATCTGGTATAGCCTCTGCAGATCAGCAGTTAGGTGCAACCGGTGCTGCTGGTGCAACTGGTCCTGTAGTTAGTGTTGCTACAGTAATTAGTTCTGGTACATTAGGATCTTCTGTATCACTTAGACGTGGTGCAACCGGGGCTACTGGTCACCTTGTATTTTCTGGTGCTCCTGAAAATGCTCCAGTTATACAGTTTAACCAATATGGTTTTATGGAAAATGGCCAAAATAATAAAGATATCCTTGTTACACATGCTGGTGCTACTGGAGCTAACGTTACAACATGGGTAGTACTTCACAAACAAGACGGTTTCTACTCTAAAGTAGAGTATGAAAAATATGGTGCTTACGATGACGAGACTGTAGTTGGTGCATTAGACATTGTTGGTAGCCCAGATTACACAGGATAATAAAAATGAAATTAATAAAAGAACACACTGAGACCGTAAAATACTTAGTTGAAGAAAAACTAGGTAAAGGTAAAGAATACTTCATTGAAGGTGTATTCCTTCAATCGAATTTAAAGAATCGTAACGGACGAATTTATCCAGTAGATATACTTGATAATGAAGTTAAACGATATAACGATGAGTACGTTAATAAGAATCGAGCTTTTGGCGAATTAGGTCATCCTGATTCTCCTACGATTAATCTTGATCGTGTATCTCATATGATTAAAAGTCTTAAACGTGAAGGTGATAACTTCATTGGTAAAGCTAAGATCATGGATACTCCTTACGGCAAGATTGTTAAGTCTCTTATCGATGAAGGTGCAACACTTGGTGTTTCATCTCGCGGTATGGGTTCTTTAGATCGTAAAGGCGAAGTATCTTATGTTGGTAAAGATTTCACTCTAGCAACTGCGGCAGATATTGTTGCAGATCCTTCAGCTCCTAACGCATTCGTTGAAGGAGTTATGGAGTCAAAAGAGTGGGTTATGGTCGATGGAAAATTTGTGGAGAAAGACCTACGTGAAGCTCAAGCAGTCATTAGAGCGGCTTCAAGTAGAAACTTAGAAGAGCAGAAGTTAAAAGTATTCATGAACTTCCTTGCGAAAATTAAATAACTATAAATATTACTAATATCTATTAAGATAGAAATAGGAGATTAAGAATGTCAATCGAACAAAAAATTGCACAAATGTTAGCTGAATCAAAAGCTAAAGATACTGCAGAAGAAATCGTTGAAGAAAATGTAGTAACCGAAAATGCTGGTGATCAAGCTGTTATTCGTACAGCTAAAGACACAATCCCAGCTGAAAGCCCAGCACCTAACGAAGCTAATGCTAAGAACAATGCAAAAGATGAAAAAGAAGCTGAAGTTGCTTCTAAGAAACCTAATGCGGCTACAGCAAATGCTCAAGCAGGTGATCAAGCTGTTATTCGCCAAGGCGATGCAGTTCCAGCTACGGCAACAGGTTCTGCAATTAACTTTAAAGAAGATGTAGAAGCTTTAGTTAACGGTGAAGACCTCTCAGAGGAATTCAAAGTTAAAGCAGCTACAATTTTTGAAGCAGCAATTATTAATCGAGTAAAAGAAGAAGTTACTCGTTTAGAAGAAGAATTCGATGCTAAGCTTGAAGAAGCTGCAGCACAGAATCAAGAGGGTCTTGTTGAAAAAGTTGATGGATACCTCAGCTACGTAGCTGAGCAGTGGATTGCTAATAATGAAATTGCCCTTGAAAGTGGTATGAAGTCAGAAATCTTAGAAGGCTTCGTTTCTGGTCTTAAAGGCCTATTCGAAGAGCATTATATCGATATTCCAGAGGAAAAATTTGATATATTAGGTGCTCAAGAAGAAGCGATTGCTGAACTTCAAGCTAAGTTAGATGAACAAGTTGCAGCTAATGTTGAAATGGCGAAAGTTATCAACGAAGCTACACGTGAGTCTATCATTGCTGACGGTGCAGAAGGTCTTGCTGAAACTGATAAAGAAAAATTCTTTGGTCTTGCTGAAGAGTTAGCTTTTGAAGATACGCAAACTTTTGAAACTAAGGTTAAGACAATTCGTGAAAATTATTTCACAAACAAGGCATCAACAATCGTTGATTCTGTAGTAACAGATACTCCAATTGAAATGATCGCAGAAGAAAAAGCTGTTGATCCTTCAATTAAGAGATATATGTCTGCACTCAACAACATTAAATAAGGAAAAAATAAAATGACAATTCGTCAAGACTTAGTAAAAAAATGGGAGCCGATCTTAGAGCATAAGTCACTTCCAGAAATCAAAGATAACTACCGTAAGGAAGTTACTGCAATTCTCTTGGAAAACCAAGAGCGCGAAATGAAAAAAGGTGCTGAGGCTCTTTTCGAAGCAGCTCCAGCTAACTCTGGTGGTTCTGGTATCGCTTTAGGCGGCGCTGGTGATTCAACAGGTACAGTAGCTGGTTTTGATCCAGTTCTTATCGCATTGGTTCGTCGTGCTATGCCACAAATGATCGCTTACGATATCGCTGGCGTTCAACCAATGACACAACCAACTGGCTTAATCTTCGCAATGAAGTCACGTTACACAACACAAGATGGTACAGAAGCTTTATTCAACGAAGCTGATACAGCTCACGCTGGTGCTACTGGTGCTGCTCAATCTGGCACAAACCCATTCAATGACAACGTTATCGGTGGTATGTCAACAGCTACTTCAGAACAATTAGGTTCTACACCTGCTGACTTCCATTCAATGGCTTTCTCAATTGAAAAAACATCTGTAACTGCTAAAACACGTGCACTTAAAGCTGAATACTCAATCGAGTTAGCACAAGACTTGAAATCAGTTCATGGTTTAGATGCTGAAGGCGAATTAAGCAACATCCTTTCAACAGAAATCTTAGCTGAAATCAACCGTGAAGTTATTCGTACAGTTTACTACGGTGCTAAAACGGGTGCTCAATATGGTACAGCAACTGCAGGTACATTCGACTTAGACGTTGACTCTAATGGTCGTTGGTCTGTTGAAAAATTCAAAGGCTTATTGTTCCAAATCGAACGTGAAGCTAATGCGATTGCTCAACAAACTCGTAGAGGTCGTGGTAATTTCATCATCTGTTCATCAGACACTGCATCAGCATTGGCTATGGCAGGTGTATTAGATTACGCTCCAGCTCTTTCAACATCATTAAATGTTGACGAAGCATCTACAACTTTTGCTGGTGTTTTAAATGGTAAGTACAAAGTTTATGTTGATCCATATTCTGGTGGTAATAATCCATCTGCTTCTGGTTCACAATTCTTCGTAGTTGGTTACAAAGGTACATCAGCATTTGATGCTGGTTTATTCTATTGCCCATACGTTCCTCTCCAATTGGTTAGAGCTGTTGATCCTAACACATTCCAACCAAAAATTGGCTTCAAGACACGTTATGGTATCGTAGCTAACCCATTTGTTAACTTAGACGATAGCAATTCAGATAACAACGTTATCGTAGCTAACAAAAACTACTACTACCGTAAGGTTGCAGTAACAAACTTAATGTAATAAGATCCGTAAGGACGATACATTGTAGAAAAGGGAACTTCGGTTCCCTTTTTTATTGCATATAAATAATTGATGAAGATATTAATTATGGGTTTATCTGGATCAGGCAAAAGTACCTTATCTAAATCTCTTAGGGTTATGCTTAAATCATGTGAATGGTTTAATGCTGATGCTATTAGGAGTATTCATAATGATTGGAACTTTAGCGCTAAAGGTAGAATTAGGCAAGCGCATCGTATTACTAAACTTGCTAATCAAAGTTCAGCAAAATACATCATAGCAGATTTTATTGCTCCAACTCAAGAAATCAGAGATATATTTAAACCAGATATATTGATATGGATGGACACTATTCAATCATCCAAATATTCTGACACAGATATTATATTTGAACCTCCGTTAGAATATGATTTGAGAATAACTAAAAAAGACGATGATATTGCAAAAACCGTATATAGTTATATAACTGATAAGAGTTATAAATAGTATATAACATAAGGAATTACAAATATGGCCAATCCAAATTGCCCAATACCTAATAATATTAATCCATTACAACCTACTGGATTTCAACTAGCTATTACAAAATTACCAGAAGTAACATTCTTTTGTCAGACTGCGGTTATCCCTGAAATAATGATTGCTCCTGTTGATATGGGTACTCCGTTCTCAATTAATAAAATACCTGGTGATAGGATTACCTTTGGTGAATTTACTATTAGTTTTTTAGTAGATGAAAATATGACCAACTATATGTCAGTGTGGAATTGGATGATTGGTTTAGGATTCCCTGAGAACTACACACAGTACCAAGACTTATTAACTTCTAGCCAAGTAACCACTCAGGCAGGAACTGGAAATGTATTAGCTCCTCAATTTGGAACATTGCAAGGTAATTATTCTGATGGTACATTGCAAATATTAGGTAGCAATAATATGGCAGTTAGAACAATTCATTTTGTTGACTTACACCCAATTTCATTAAGTACATTAGAATTTAAAGCTAATACACCTGATGTTCAGTATCTAACTGGATCAGCAACGTTTGGTTATACATATTTTAATTTACTTTAATAGCAGTTTATGATATAATATATTTTTGAATATTGTGAGATTATTATGAATATTGATGAAATACAAACTATGTGGGATGCAGATTGCCAGATGAGTGATAATCATCTTGGTGAAGAAGCAACTAAATCTGCTTTACTACATTCAAAATACATTAGACTTATTACTCAAGTTAAGTTAAAGCTTACTAAAGCTAGAGCTGACTATAATATCCTACGTAAAAATAAATTTAGGTACTATAGAGGCGAACTTTCTAGAGAAGAGTTACTCCAATTAGGTTGGGATCAATACCAACTTATCAAACCATTAAAAAATGAAATGGATGAAATACTCCAAGGTGATTCAGAATTAATTAATTTAAATAGTAAGATCGAATATCTTGAAACTATGGGATATCTATTAGAGTCAATCTTAAGTCAGATAAAGGCTAGAGATTGGCAATTAAAAACTGCAGTTGAATGGAAGAGGTTCCTAGCTGGAATGTAATGAAATTAACAGTTGAAAAAATATCTGAAGTCTATATAAGAGTCTATGGAGATGCTTCATGTGAACAAGAGCTAGAAGCATTCTTTACATATGAAGTTCCAGGTGCTAAGTTTACTCCAAAATTTAAAGCTAGATTATGGGATGGCAAAGTTCGTTTATATTCTCTTATTCGTAAAACTCTTTATGTAGGTTTATATGCATACTTGGTAGAATTTTGTAATAGAAATGGATATGAATTAACATTTCAAGCTAATGATGATTTTAATAAGATTATTGAAGTAGAAGATATATCAAAAAATCAAATAGATGAATATGTTGAATCACTAAACTTATATGCTAGAGGACAACCCATTCCTGCTCGTGATTATCAACTAGAAGCAATCTATCATGCAGTAAGTAATAATAGAACAGTATTACTATCACCAACAGCTTCTGGTAAGTCGTTTATGATTTATTGTTTAATTAGATATCATTTAGAACATAATAGAAAAACTATTGTGGTAGTTCCAACAACCACTCTAGTTGAACAAATGTATTCAGACTTTGAAGATTATTCAACCCATAATAATTGGTTAGTAAAAGATAACTGTCAAAAGTTATACTCAGGTTTTACTAGAACAGTTACATCAAATGTTCTTATTACTACATGGCAATCAATCTATAAACAACCAAAAGATTGGTTTGCTCAATTTGATGTAATTATCGGCGACGAAGCCCATCAGTTTAAAGCAGCTTCATTAGTCACAATCATGGAAAGAATGCAGCATGTTAAGTATCGTATTGGTACTACAGGTACTATTGACAATAAGAAACTTAATCAACTTACACTGGAAGGTTTATTTGGTGCTGTTCATAGGGTTACTACGACAAAAGAATTAATGGATTCCGGTCGAGTAGTTCCAATTGATATTAATTGTTTAGTACTACAATATAAAGATGAAGTTAAGAAAGCTTGTAAGGAACATGATTATAATGCTGAAATGCAATTCATTATAGCTAATGAAGATAGAAATAGATTTATTTGTAATCTAGCTATTAACTGTAAAGGTAATACATTAGTTCTGTTCCAATATGTTGAGAAACACGGAGCTATCTTATTTGACTTAATAAAGAATAAAGCTCCTGATAAAAATGTCTACTTTGTTCATGGTGGAGTAGATACACTAGATCGTGAAGATGTTCGTAAGAATACTGAGTTGGGTGATAATACTATCATCGTGGCTTCCTATGCCACATTCTCGACAGGTATAAATATTCCTAGTATAGAGAATATTATTTTTGCTTCTCCGACTAAGTCTAAGATCCGTAATCTCCAATCTATTGGTAGGGGATTAAGACTTAAAGAAGGTAAGAATCATTTAAAACTATTTGATATCTCTGATAATTTACAATACAAATCAAGAAGAAACCATACTTTGAATCATTTTATTGAACGTGTTAAGATATACTCAGAAGAGAAGTTCGACTATAAAGTTCATGAGGTAAAAATTTAATGCAAAATGACAGATATGTCGTTATGAAATTAATCTCTGGAGAAGAGATATTATCTCATCTTGTATATGAGGATGACTATGAAGTGCGAGTACTATTTCCAATGGCAACCAGAACCGTTGCTAGAGTTACTGCTCGAGGAGAGACTGAGAATATAGTCCTATCTCCATATACTTATTTTTCTGCTGATGACGAGTTTACTTTTCAAAAACAGCATTTAATATTTCTTAAGGATATGGATCCTAAACATGAGATTGATTATAATACTGCTATTGATGAGTTTATAGCTATGTCGGCGGCAAAGGCCCAGCCTTATGACCCGGACGAACTAAAGAACCTGACTGAGAAACTACAGAATTTGTTTAAGGATCGTTTACCTAAAGAAGATAATTTTGATGACATTGAAGAACTACCATCCATTAGAATAGATTCATCTAAAACCATACATTGATGATAAACCCAGTACAGTTATAATACCACAAACCAGATTTAATGTACAATTATTTTTCACAAAGTAATTTCATTTTATTGAGTGTTTAATATACAATTGATTTATATTATAGAAAGTGACAAATATGACTGAAAAGAAAAAACCAGTCCATTACGTGGACAATGCTCTATTCCTAGAGACTATCCAAAAATACCAAAAAGATTGTAGAGAAGCAGAATCATGCGGTGATCCAAAACCGCAGATTCCTAATTATCTTGGCGAATGTATTCTTAAGATTGCTACTAAGTTGGCTAATCGCCCAAACTTTATTAACTATTCTTATAAAGATGACATGATCCTTGATGGGATTGAGAATTGTATTATGTATTTTGATAATTTTAATCCAGAAAAATCTAAAAATCCATTCTCATATTATACCCAGATTATCTATTATGCTTTTCTACGTAGAATTGATAAAGAAAAGAAACAATCTTATATTAGAGGTAAATTAATTAGAGACACTACAATAGAATCTTTTGAAACCCAAGATTCAGACAATAGAGAAGACTTTCAAAATTCTTATATTGGATTCATGCAACAGCATGGAACCTTTGATGAAACATATGAAGAACGCCGTAAGAAGAAAAAGAAAAAGTCTCATGTATCCTTAGACGAATTTATTGAGACTCCTAATGAGTAAGATTGTATTTCTTGGTGATACCCATTTTGGAGTCCGTGGAGACTCCTTAAAGTTTCATGCATACATGAAGAAGTTCTACCATGAGGTATTATTTCCTTATATGCAAGAAAACAACATCAAAGTTATCTATCAACTGGGAGATCTATTTGATCGTCGTAAGTTTATTAACTTTAATACACTGGCTGAATGTAAAGATTACTTCTTTGATGAACTAAAAGCTAGAGGTATCCAGCTTATTACCTTATTAGGTAACCATGATATCTTTTGGAAAGAATCATTATCAGTTAATGCGCAATCTTTAATTTTAGGGGAATATGATAATATAACAATTATTGATAAGCCTACAAGAATGCATGAAGATAATGCTTCAATAGATCTTATACCATGGATCTGTAAAGAAAATGAAGAAGAGATATCTGAGTTTGTTAATAATTCAAAATCTGATTTATGTATAGGACATTTTGAGTTTGCAGGATTCCCTATGTATAAGGGAATGGTATCAGAACATGGAATATCTAAAGATGCTTTTGCTAAGTATGAAAGAGTTCTTTCTGGACATTATCATACAAGATCAAAGGAAGAAAATATTGAATACATCGGTACTCCTTATGAGATGACATGGCAAGATGCATACGATCCAAAAGGATTTGCTGTATTTGATACTGAAACAAGACATCTAGAACTTATAGATAATCCACTAACTATACATGAAAAGATTATGTATGATGATAAAGAAAAAGATCCAATTGATTTAAAAAATATTAATATAAAGGATAAATACGTTAAATTAGTTGTAGTTAATAAAACAGACTTATATAAGTTTGATCGATTTGTTAATCAACTATATACAAAAGAAGCTCATGAAATTAAAATTATTGAAGATATGTCAGAGTTTACCGAAGGATCCATCGACTCTGAAATTAATCTCGAAGATACTCTTAGTATTCTTGGTGATTATATTGATTCCGTCGAAACGGAAGGAAATAAAGAAGATATTAAAACCTTTGTAAAGAGTTTATATATTGAGGCAATGAATTTGGAGGTTGTTTGATAGTATTTAAATATATATCATGGAAGAACTTTTTATCTACAGGCAATACAGCTAATAAAGTAGATCTTAATAAAGATCCAACTACTTTAATTGTAGGTAAGAACGGTGAAGGTAAGTCGACTATTCTTGATGCTTTAACATTTTCTCTATTTAATAAACCATTTAGAGATGTTAATAAAGGTCAGTTAGTTAATTCAATCAACCAGAAAAATTGTGTGGTTGAGATAGAGTTTTCTATTGGTACTACTGAATATAAAGTTATTCGCGGTATGAAACCTAATATCTTTGAGATCTATCAAAATGGTAATCTCATTAATCAAGATTCTGCATCTAAAGATTATCAGTCTGTTCTTGAACAACAAATATTAAAATTAAACTATAAAACATTTACTCAAGTTGTTATACTAGGATCTGCTTCGTTTGTTCCATTTATGCAATTACCGTCAGGCCAAAGACGAGAAGTTATCGAGGATATCCTTGATATTAAGATATTCTCGACTATGAACAGTCTACTTAAAGAGAGAATAACAGAAACTAAGGAAGAAATCAAATCTCTCGATACTGATTTAAGAATTATAACTGAGCAAGCCAAGTCTCAAAAAAGTCTAATAGATTCTCTTCAAAACTCTAAAGATCATAATGTAAAAGTCATTAAAGATAAAATTGATTCTAATATAACTGAGATTAATGATAAGACTCATATTGTAGATATCTTGAATAAAGATGTGGAAGAACTTAATCAAAAATTATCTACTAAGTCAGATGTTGATAAGAATATAGAACTATGTAAGACTAATATGAATAAGCTTCAGCAAAAGATGAGTCAAGCTGATGAACATATTGAGTTCTTTACCGGCAATCAGACCTGTCCATCGTGTGAACAAGGTATCCAACACGAGCATAAAGATAAGATTGTCCAAAAGATCTCTCATGAAAAACAAGAACTTAATAATGGTATATCAACATTAAATTCAGCTTATACTAAATTGAGTCAAGATCTACAAGACAAACAAGATTTATTAAAACAAATTCAAGATAAGAATATTCTTATATCAACTGAGATATCAGGAATGAATTTACTTATTAAAGCAAACAAAGAATACGAAAAAGAAATAGGTGAGATGTCTATTCAAGGTAATATTGAGGCTGAAAAAGAAACTCTAAAGAACCTTGCCAATGAAGCATTAGAAAAGAATAATGTTAAGATGGAATATATAAAGCAGAAAAATCTACAGGATATCGCTTCAGTTCTATTAAAAGATACCGGTATCAAGACAACTATTATTAAAGAATATCTACCTGCCATGAACAAACTTATTAATAAGTATCTGTCAGCTATGGATTTCTTTGTTAAGTTTGACTTGGATGAATCATTCAATGAAAAGATTAGGTCTAGGTTTAGAGATGAATTTACCTATGCCTCATTCTCTGAAGGAGAAAAGATGAGGATCGACTTGGCTATTCTCTTTACATGGAGACAGATTGCTAAAATGAAGAACTCGGTTAATACTAATCTTCTTATTCTTGATGAGATCTTTGATTCTAGTCTTGACGTGGCTGGTACTGATTATTTCTTATCAGTCATGAATCAACTTGGAGAAAATTCTAATGTCTTTGTTATATCTCATAAAGGAGATGTTATGGTAGACAAGTTTAAGAATAATATCCGTTTTGAAAAGACTAATGATTTTAGTACAGTAGTACAAAACTCATAACAGTTTACATTAATTCTTTTTTATAATATAATGTTTTTAGTTGTGTTATGGAGGAATTATGAAAAAATATCTACTATTAGGTCTACTCTTTGTCAGTCTGGCTAGAGCCGAATCTATATATCTTGTAACACCAACAATTGATGTAACCACATCACACTCAGTCCAAACAATAGAATTTTATAACAACGTTCATAAAAGAATCGGTTGGTATAAACGATATCCTCTTTTTGCCCAAGTAAAAGGCATGGAAGGAGATGTTATTGTCTATGCCGTAGTTGATAATACTGGTAAAGTTATAGATGCATCTATTAATGATTCTAGTGGAAACACTGTAATTGACCAAGGAGGTATTGATACCATTTATAATGCTTCTCCTTTTATAGCTCCTCCTGCAGAATTAATGACTGATAATAAAGTTAAACTACTAGTTCCTATATCATTTAAATTAGTGCGCGGATAGTTTACTTTAATTAGGGTGTATGTTATAATGTCTTTTTGAAAAAGGAGTGAAAATGTCACATATTTACATACTTCATGCAAAAAATGTTCAATCAAATCATACATTTATAGAACTGTTTTCGAGTGAAAATATATTAAATCAATTCTTGTCAAATCATCCAAATATTTCTAAATTAGAAATAACACTCCATGAAATAAATCCTATTTAGACCAGTTTACATTAAATCGGATTTAGTATATAATGTTCTTACAGTAATAACTTGAGAAGGAAATAAATTATGGCACATATGATCGCAAGAACAGCAAACGGTAAAGATGCAATGGCTTATGTAGGTGAAACTCCATGGCATGGTTTAGGTCAAGAACTTACAGAAGATGCTTCATTAGAAGTTTGGGCTAAAGAATCTGGTCTAGATTTTGAATTAGCAACCGCTGAAGTTCAATTCAATAACGAATTTAAATATGACGCTAAGAAAGTTATGTATAGAAAAGATACAAATCTTCCTTTAGGCATTGTATCAAACAGATATCAAATAGTTCAACCTATTGAAGTTCTTAATTTCTTTAAGAATATGGTTGGAACAATCGCGCATTTAGAAACAGCTGGTGTATTAAGAAATGGTGCTCATTACTGGGCTCTTGCTAGAATGGACGGTGAGTTTGATATTGCAGGTGATAAAGTTAAACAATATCTACTACTAGCTTCTTCAGCTGATGGTTCATTAGCAACCCAAGCTAGATTAACAAGTGTACGTGTTGTATGTAATAACACATTACAACTCGCTCAACAAGGTGTAGCTGAAGTAGTTGTTAGACATTCATCAGTGTTTAAACCAGAAGTCGTTGTTTCAAAACTTGCTGATTGTAATGATATCTTTAAGACATTCGAACAAACTGCAAATATCCTTGCTAATTTAAGATTATCTTCTAAGAATGCTCAAGAAGTATTTACTAGAATTCTTGGTGGTAAAGAGCAAGTAATGAATTACAAAGTAGATCGTGCTCTTCAGTTATACAAAGGAGAAGCTATCGGAGCTAATCTTGAATCTTCAAAAGGTACAGGTTGGGGAGCTTTAAATGCAGTTACTCAAATGGTAGATTGGGAGATGTCTAAAACGCCAAGTGGTAGACTTAATAATGCTTGGTTTGGTAATGGTGTTGATATTAAACAAAATGCTGTTAATCAACTTATGGCAATTGCAGCATAATGATGAAATTCATTGGTCTTAAAGATACACAAAAGTTATACGTAATCACTATCATGGAAAAGTTTAACCATGATAGTGATGAAATAACTCTTAAACAAATGGATCAATACCACATGAAGATGTTTAAACAACGTGAAAAAGGCGGTATAAAACTAGGTTACCCTAAGTGGCTAGTTAATCCTGGTAATAAATTGGCTAAGTCTGTGTATGGATTTCCAATGCCAACTGAAGATGAGTTAGATGACTTTAAAGAAGGTAAGTCATTTAGAGTAATAGATGTATCTGAATTCTCTGATATGTTTAAGGCTACGGTTCAAGAATATGGATTAAGAGTAGCTGATAACGTAGACATGAGATTTAAATACAAACTAAAGAACGCAAAGATCGTATATTAATGATAGTATATAAATGCAATGCTAGTTGGCCTATCTTTAAGAAATTTAGAAGATATGTTAAAATGCGAGTATCAGATAAGGATAAGAGACGTTGGATCAGAGTTAGTAAGTTTAGAAGAATGTGGTATTGGAATGAATCTAATTGGAATAAAAGACACGGAGAATAAAAATAAATGTACTTTAATCTAAAACTAGTATATAATTCTAAAATGATAGATAAGGTAGCCACGATCTTATCAATATCATCCCGTAAACGTGGCAATATGAAGGAGTATTATATGACTGCAACACAAAAGTTAATTAAAACCTTTTCAAAAGGTCAATCATTAACAGCAAGACAGATCGCTAGCCGTTTTGGTTTAGCAAATCCTTATGACGCGATTGCTTACATCCGTCGTCAAGGTTATTCTGTTAAAGCTACACCTGCTAAATTATATAGCGGTTCAGTTGTTAACAAGTATAGCTTCAATTAAGTCTGTATGGGAGGCGCAATGCCTCCTCTTTTTAGAGTTTTTCAAGAGAGTTCTAAACAGAGGAGATATTATATTATGAAAAAATTAGCAATTGTTTTATTATTTGCCACATCGTCAGCATATAGCGCAACAGCTATATTAACTCCAATTCTAGTTGATTTTGAAACTCCAAAAGAAAAGTTTTATCGACTAATGACTTATAAGACTTCTTATAAAGTTATTAATGGAGGTATTAAATTGCCAGATAATTATATTTCTGCAGATACCTTAATAAAAAATCAAGACGGTACTATCGAATTAATTAATATGTCTAATAACCTAAAACCAACTTTATAATATGGCATTAAGTAAAAGACTAATTAATAAACTAGCATCAGCCGCAGGTAGTAGTGAAAAACTATTTGATGGAGCAGGTACTGGAGATATCTTAAAAGATTCTCAGTCAAAAGATCATAAAGGTGGTAGAAAATTTGATGGGGGTAAACTACAATATGGTTTAATACCTCCTTTGGCTTTAAGAGAGACTGTAAAAGTTTTAACTTATGGTGCTGAAAAATACGAACCAGATAACTGGCGTAGAGTACCAGACGGACCTCGTAGATATTTTGATGCAGCGCAAAGACATCTATGGGCTTATAAAAAAGGCGAACTAAATGATGAAGAAACTGGTATTAATCATTTAGCTCATGCTATTTGTTGTTTAATGTTTATGTTAGATCTTGATGAAAGTGAGTATGAAGAATGAAATTGAGTAAAGAAACCCTAGCGGTAATTAAAAATTATGCAACAATCAACAATAACCTATTATTCAAACAAGGTAATAAGTTATCAACCATAGCAGTAGGTAGTACTATTCTATCTACAGCCACGGTATCTGAAACATTTGATAAAGAATTTGCCATCTATGATGTAAATGAATTCCTAGCTGCATTATCTTTATTTGAAGATCCAGATATTATCTTTGATGAAAAATATCTAACTATCAATCAAGGTAGTGGTTCTATTAAATATTTTGCCGCAGCGATGGAAGCAATTGTAGCTCCTAAGAATGAAGTTAAGTTTCCAGAAGCTGAGGTAAATTTTACTTTAGACGCATCAGTATATAATATGATTCTTAAGACAGCATCATTATTAAAATCGCCTGACGTGTCTATTGTTGGTAATGGATCTACAGTATCACTTGTAGTTGCTCCTAAAAAGAATCAGACTGGTAATGCTTATACAACTACTCTTGGCACGACAACTCTTAATTTTAAAGTCAACCTATTAGTTGATAACTTAAAATTATTATCTGGTGATTATGATGTATCAATCTCTTCTAAGAAGATCTCTAGATTTAAATCTAAGACATCTGACTTAGTATATTATGTTGCAGTAGAAGCAGATTCTACATTTGAAGTTTAATTATATTATGGAGTTGTTATGCAAGAATATTTATGGGTGGAGAAGTATCGTCCACAAAAGATAGATGACTGTGTTTTACCCCAATCTCTAAAAAATACCTTTAAGGAGTTTATTGCATCTGGTGAACTGCCTAATTTTTTGTTTTGTGGTGGAGCCGGTGTAGGTAAAACTACAGTTGCAAAAGCCTTATGTAACGAGATCGGTGCTGAATATCTATTCATTAACGGATCTGAAGAATCAGGTATTGATGTATTAAGAACAAAGATCAAAAGTTTTGCCTCATCAGTATCTCTTACTGATGCTAAAAAGGTAATCATTCTAGACGAAGCAGATTACCTAAATCCAAATTCAACTCAACCAGCATTACGAGCTTTCATTGAAGAGTTTAGTAATAATTGTCGATTCATCTTTACATGTAATTATAAGAATCGTATTATTGATCCTCTTCATTCAAGATGTTCTGTCATCGACTTTAAGATTGAAAACAATGAGAAGCAAGCCATTGCGGCAAGTTTCTTCAAACGGGCATCTAATATCCTTTCTCAAGAGAATATTGAATTCGATCAAAAAGTCGTTGCTGAACTTATCACAAAGTATTTTCCTGATTACCGCCGTATCCTAAATGAATTACAAAGATATTCTGTATCTGGTAGAATTGATTCTGCTATTCTATTAAATGTTACTGAAGAATCATTCAAAGAACTTATTAAGAATATGAAAGATAAGAACTTTACTGAGGTTCGTAAATGGGTAGCAAAGAATAGTGATTCAGATTCGATAAATATATTTAGACAGCTTTATGATTCTGCATTTACAGTTATGGAAACTGCAAGTATTCCTCAACTAGTTCTTATATTAGCAGACTATCAATATAAAGCAGCTTTCGTTGCCGATCATGAACTTAATCTGATGGCAGCTTTAACAGAGGTAATGGCGCAATGCAAGATGAAATAAAACAAGAATATGATCCTGAAGATTGGGAAAAAGCCGAATATTTAATATCACACGGATTTATCAAATCAAATTATTCAGATAAGTATAAGGATATACTAGAAGCTGCAGTAAATATACATGCTGTAAAAATGCGAGGATATGATCAGTTTATTAAAGATGGAGGTACACCGGCGTTTGAAGGTAAACAATGGGAGGAATACACCAAACGCCAGCTAGAACCAGGATTTAAATGATATTCCTATCAGTTGTTATAGGATTTATAATTGGATGGCTTGCTCTTAAATTACTAATAAACCGTAGACTCAAGATAATGCTTGAGAGTATTGCTTATTCTCCTCTTCCAGAAAAGAAAGAACCTAAAAAGGTTGATATAGATCTAGTAAAGATTAAAGATGTCATCTATGCATATAGCAGAGACGAACCTCAGTTTCTAGCTCAAGGTACTACAAAAGAAGAAATAGCTGAAAACTTAAAGATAAGATTTCCTGATACATCATTTATGGCTAGTCCAAAAAATTTAAGAGAAGTAGGTTTAGATGAATCCATTTGATTTTCTTAATGCTATAAACGACAATAAAAAGAACCTATTTGAAGACCCTCAGGCTGAGAAGGACTATAGTTCCTTTATGGTTAACCGAGGTCTATCATATTTTCCAGATACCATTCTCTTTGCCAATGAAATGAACAAAGCCGCGGAGATACCTAAAAAGTGGCAGTTTGACTTCTTATTACAATCAATATCTAAGAAAAGACGGTTCAGTAAATGGCATAAAAAAGATGCAAGTACTGAGTCGTTAAAGCTTATTATGAAACATTATAAGTATTCTGAAAACAAAGCTTATGAGGTAATTGATTTAATGTCTCCGGAGCATCTCCAAGAGCTTAAAGAAGCATATGAAACCGGTGGTAGAAGTTAGTAATTATATAAATAAAATATAGATTAATAAAAGAATGAAAGTGAACATATAATGACTATCGCCATGGTTTATTATGATTGGACGCCTGATGCGATGTTGGAAGTTGATTTGATTGAACCAGATAATTTTTTAAAAGTCAGAGAAACTCTCACCCGTATAGGCATAGCTTCAAGAAAAGACAAGAAGCTATTTCAATCCTGCCATATCCTACACAAACAAGGAAAGTACTTTATTGTACATTTCAAAGAACTATTTGCCCTTGACGGCAAAGAGTCAGATATCTCTATCTCCGATATAGAGAGACGAAATGTTATTTCCGAACTCCTTCAAGATTGGGGTCTTTTAAAGATCTTACAACCAGCAAAAGCCGAACCTAAAGCTTCTTTATCACAGATTAAAGTAGTCTCATTCAAAGAAAAAGGTGAATGGGAACTAGTACCTAAATATAATATTGGTGGTATCAAACGTAAAGCGGAGTAATTATGAATATCAAACTTGATTTGACTGTCCAAGAAGCTAATATCATTCTTAAATATCTAGGCAAAGGTTCATATGATGAAGTTGCTGGATTAATATCAAAAATTAAATCTGAAGGTGATAAACAAATATTACAAAAAGAAGAAGTTCTTACTCAAGCTGGATTATTTGACAATCAATAATCAGCGGATTACGTAATTTTAATACTTTTAATTAACACCCTGGTGAAAGTATTGTATAAGTAGTTATGTACATTAAATACTTTTTAAGATATAATGTACCTATATAGTTGGTAATACAATTATATGATGTATAGGCCTCAAGGTAGACTTTTATCAGATTACCGATATCTCTACTGACATGAGTTTATAAATGCACTATTTTATAAACAAAGGAGAACTACTATGTGGACAACACCAGCAGCTACTGAAATGCGCTTTGGTTTTGAAGTTACAATGTACGTAATGAATAAGTAATTATTCAAGTACATTTAAAGGGACCTCAGGGTCCCTTTTTTATTTACAAAAGTAATTTACTTTAATTCAAAAGCAATATATAATGAATTATGAGTAAAAAGGATATACATATGAAAAAAGTATTTTTTAGTTTATTGTTTATTAGTTCAATAGCATCAGCAACTGAATATGGAATAGTTAAAAGGGTCTCTCCATTACATAGTATGGTTACGACTCCTGTTGAAAGATGTCAACAAGTAACTGAATATGTTCCTCCATCAAATGATATTAATTATGGAACAGTATTAGGTGGAGTAGCGGGCGGTATTTTAGGAAATCAGGTAGGTGGCGGTACCGGAAAGACAATATCTACGGCAATAGGTACTGGAGTTGGGGCAATTGTAGGACATAGAATGGGTCAGAGAGATGGATACCAAACTAAAACAGTCTGCTCAACTAGTTATCAAAATAGAAATGAAGTAAACGGTTATAATGTTATTGTTGATTATAATGGAAATCTTATTTCAGGATTTTTAAATTATAATCCAATGGTGGGATCAAGAATCCCAGTTAATGTTACTCTAGGAGACTAAAAATAGCTATACCAAACAAAAAATTTAAACCAAAACCAGAAGAAAAACTTGGCTTGGTTGTAGATGTACAAGAAGGACAATTTGAAAAAGCCTTAAGAAAATTCAAGAAAAAAGTCCAAGACTCAGGACTTCTTGAGGAAATACGAGACCGAATGGAATATGAAAAACCATGCGTAGCTCGTAAGAAAGCAAAGAGTCAAGCAAAAAAACGTTGGTTGAAAAAAGTAGCATCTACACAGATGCCTAAAAAATTATATTAAGGAGATGTTATGATTGGTACAACAATAGCAATTCAAGAAGCATTAAACGCTTACTTAGCAGAAGATGCAAAATTTGTAGCGGGTAATTCATCCGCAGGCACTCGTGCGCGTAAGGCATTAGGCGAACTAGCTAAATTAGTTAAAGCCCGCCGTAATGAAATCTCTGCAGAAAAAGCAGCACGTAAAGAATCTAAAGGAACTAAATAATGGGTAACCGTGATAAGAAAAAAGAATCTAAAGGCCGTCCAAAAAAAGACAAGTTGCCAAAATAATGGCTTCAAAGAACAATATTACTGGTGATAGTATTCTATCTAAAGTATCCTCAAAGGCTTTTGATGAGGGTTATGACAGAATATGGGGTAATAAAAAGAAAAATGCTGATACTCCATCTGATGGAGAACAGCGTCTAAATCATGAAGGTAAACTTGAATCATATTATGGAGGAAGTTGGAATGTCAAAGAAACGTGATGAAATGCCAAGGTTAGATGTAGAATTAGCAATTAATGCCAGCCCATTTAACGGCAACAGATACTTATTCATTTTAGAGTCTTCTAGACAAGCTAGAGAAATTGCAAAAAGACGCAATCATTTAGACAGACAAAATGAAAAGCTTAATTTTTACGGTTATAAACCTATCAATCAGGCAATAAAAGATATTATTGATGAAGCATCCTAATTATACCAAAAGAGAATGGGATAGGGTATGCGGTATCGGCAGTCCTCCACCACCATTAACTTGTATGCAAAAATTCAAAAAATTAATCCGTCGGATTATAAATAAGATTAGATAGGAAACTATCTACCTACTGCCTTCGGGGGTAGGATTTTGTTAAACTCGCTTAATTAAGGAGAAACTATATGCGAACAACAAATGTTTCATTTGGCCCTATTTGGCCATCATCAGTTGGTTTTGATAACATTATCAATGAGCTAGACACTCTATTGAATGCTCAAGCACCAACATCAACCTTCCCACCTCATAATATTATTAAAGTTGATGACTATAACTACATCGTAGAATTAGCTATCGCAGGCTTTAATAAACAAGAGGTAACTATCACCCTTAAAGATTCATTACTTGAGATCAAAGGACAAAAAAATCCTGAAGATGAAGTACAGTATCTACATAAGGGTATTGGTACAAGATCATTCGTTAAGACCATCAAACTTGCTGACACAGTAGAAGTAGTTGGATCAGCTGAGTTCCAAAATGGTATCTTACGCATTGCTCTTTGTAATGTTATTCCTGACTCTAAGAAGCCTCGCACAATCGAGATTACAGACGGTTTACCACCAGCTGCTAATATCGAACGTGTTAGAGAGTTATTAGCTGAAAGAGATAATTCAGATAGTTAAAAGGAGAGGGAGGGTAACCTCCCTTTTCATAAATATATGATGAAAGACAAGTTGATCAAAGATTTAGTTTCCTATCCTTTTATTAGGAGAGGCAACTATCAAATGAAGATTTCGATCTTCAAAAATATGAGTGTAGTCATAGTAGCTCATCATGTGCTAGATCTTGATAAGTTCTTTGTGAAACACTTTGGCAATTTAGAAGAAGCAGCAGATTTTATTGAATATACTATTTTAAAGGACGAACAAGATGGCAGATATTAAATTAATTAAGTTTAACTCAGGTGAAGAAATTATTTGTGAACTAATCTCAGCAGGTGAAACCGCAAAAGTTATTAAAAACGGTGTCACACTTGTTTATCACCAAACAAAAGAAGGTACAGTTTCAGTCGGATTCTCTCCATTCATGCCTTATCATGAAGGTACTATTGCAATTTATGACTTATCTATTACTGCAGTAACTGATGTTAAAAAAGAATTATTAAGCGAATACAATCGCATATACGGTTCAGGTATCGTTTTAGCTGGAGCAAACGACGCTGAATTTAAATTAAAATAACAGTTTACTTTAATTCTATATTATGATATAATGTTCTTAATGGCAGACATTGCCAGTATTTCGGAGAATATATTATGAAAAGTAAACATGAATATCTAATTAGAGTATTTCGTCAAGATGGTTCTAATTTCTTAGATAAGTTTTTATGTAAACGTGATGCTCTTGAAATGATTGGTGCTATCAATCAGCGCCATAAAGAAACTGGCCTTAGAGCACGACTTGAAGGACCAGCCAAGTGATCATTTATCCTTACATTCCTAAACGCAAACCACGAAAGCCTACTGCTAAGCAGCGGGCTCAACGTGCTTCATGGCAAGCTTTATTAGAAAAGTATGATATTAAACCAACTGGAAAAGATATACGGAAAGTCACCCGTGTGGCTGCAATTGACCATCCACTTGTTGTGGTTGATCCTAAACGTTCTACCAACAGTATTCCTAGCGTGGATACTGGGGCTGGTGTAGCAGCTAAAAAACCAGTTCAACAATATACTGGTGATGCTATGATTGGCATTGGTCAACTACACAAAAGTAATGCAATACCTATATTTCAAGCGGAAGACGCGATTGATATTTCAAAAATGAGGAGAGGATAATGCCCGAAAAAGACTGGAGAACAGATAATTGGGCTGGACATAAGCCAACTAAATGGAATTATAATGACCCTAACTTACACTTTCCGCGCAGCACTAAAGAAATTGGATGGGGAGATTATGAACCAAATTTTATTAGTCCTAAATCAAAATCTGATAGTATCAATTGGTGGATTGTAGGATTCTTTGTCTTGCTGTTCTTATTACTACATAATCTTGGAGCAATCTAATGAATTATAAATGGACTGGACCAAATGCTATTGGTGAAAATTTCTTATTTAATGATGATGGAATGATAATTGGTGAAGTTGTACATCATGAAGGTTCAGGTGTATATTCAGCATCTTATGGTTCTATAGATTCAGAAGATCTAGGAAGATATGTAACACTAGAAGCTGCTCAAAGAGCAGTTGAAGCTGAACATGCTTGGAGGCACCGATAATGGTTATTAAATTAGACCTAAACGAAATTCCTGATGAACTCTATAATCAATTATTGATGGAGTTCGTCAAGAAAGCTATACTCGAAGGAATTGATGTTCCTAGAGGTTCTAAGATAGAAAATTGGGATCTATCTGCAGAAATTCAAATTCCCAGTTTACATTAAATCTATTATTTGATATAATGTATTAGTAGTAAAGTTCTTATTTTAATTTTGAGGAGTATATTATGAAAAAAAGTATTATTGCTTTATTTGCTTTAACAAGTTCTTATGTCTATGCAGATGAAACTGTTGGTACTATTGTATCAATTCAACCTGCTACAAAAATAGAACAAAATATATCATCTAATCAAAGTATTGACATGTTTGATATTAGAGAAGTTACTGATCATGACAAAAACTTTGTTACTGTGGAAACACCAAACAAAAATCGTCATACTTTTATTATTGAATCTAAGTACGATTTAAAAGTTGGTCAAGCCATTGATGTTGTAGTTGATGAAAAGATCAAAGACAATGTTGCAAATGTAGCTCAGGCTAAAGAAACTTTAGCTTCTAAGTAATTGGATCTAGAAAAGCTATATGAGGAGATGGAAGCCTTCTTTGAAGATAGGCTTCCTAATCCTGAGACAGAACCTAGAAGAGCTTTATCTTATATAAAAATCTTTAAACATGTGAGGAATATAAATAATAATGACCACAAGTCAACTTAATAACTCCCACAAGGATAAAGAAATGGAATTCAAAAAGAATGACGAAGTAGTTGTCGTCGATGAAACAAAAACTACAGTATTTGAAGCAAAACAACTCGATCCTGTTACTCCATGTGATCCAACAATAGTAAAAGATGTAAAACTATGTAATAAGCGATGGATGGAATCTTTATCAGACTGTGCATAAAATAATTGAAAAATAAGTGAAATAATTGTTTACATTAAATCGACTTTATAGTATAATTATCTTACGGTAATAAATTATTTGGAGAGATAATTATGAATAAAGTGATAGTAAATCAGTTCGGCGAAAAGTACTTAGTACCAGCAGAACATGCAGCAAAATTCAATCGTAGATCTGAACTAGTTTTATTAGCAATTGACTTAGAAAAAGCTATAAAATCAGTTCAAGACTCTACAAATCTTAAAAAAGTTCTTAGAGAAACAATGGAATCAATTCGAAGAATCAATCGTCGAATTCCTGCAGGTTGTGCGGAGGTGTTAAGATGAGAATCTCTACATCTTATATCATGACCATCGACCCAAATTCAGCGGTTGACATAGAAAAATTATCAATCATTAAACAAGCAGTTTCTATTGCTAATCAAGGTAGAGACAAAAAGAAATACGTTAAACTTCATGGACGTGGTGCTCGTAGACCAATCGCTAAGCAATTAGGCTTAAGTAAATATAGATTCGATCAAGAGCTTCCATTAAGATTTGCCCAAAGAATGGATGTGTATATCTATGATAAACGATAAACTCGAACAGTTCGAAGAACTCTGTAAAGAGCATGATCTTACCTATAGTTATGCAGATGATTATCGAGACTATGTAAGAGGTAAACATAGTTATAACATGATTATGGAATTATCTGAACAGATTCCTTATTATGAAGCTCGTAATATCTGGAATAAGTATGTTATGGAAAAATTGAATGTTGAATATGTAGAAGAATATCTATGGAAATGATAGATATTTTAGACAACTTGGCGGCTAATCCGTCAAGAAATTATAAGATTGATTTACTTCAAGAGCACGCTGGTAATACTCTCCTACGCGAACTGGTTCGGCTTGCTCTTGACCCTTTTACGCAGTTCTATATTAGAAAGATTCCAAAGTATGAAGCTAATGGTGATAATACATTATCTCATGCGATGGATCAATTATTTGAATTAAGCAGTAGGCTTAAAACAGGCAATGCGGGCATCGAGCATCTCACTGAGGTTCTTTCATCACTCTCTCCGAAAAATGCTATGGTCATTGAACGTATCATAGCAAAAGATCTGAAGTGCGGTGTCTCGATCGCAACCGCTAATACAATTTGGCCAGGATTAATTAA